ATGGTTACGTGAAAACAACTTCGTCAACTGATGGTACGGACTCAAAAGGCTCTCGAAAAAAACGTCAAGACTCTGAACAAGAAGACTACGACTACTAAGAAACCTCGCAAGACCAAGAAAGAAGACTTCAAGTTTGTCTTTACTAAGTCTAAGGATGATGGACTCTTCCCTCATGCACCTACCTTTCCCTGGCGACTTGATGATCGTAAGGAAGGAAAAACCTGTTGGTTCCAATGCCAAGAACACGTAGAGAAATATTTGACTCGATATAAAATGACATCTAAAGAATATAAGTGTCAGTTGGCCAGTAAGTATGCAGATAATTGATGACGTTTTACCTGAAGAAGATTATGAAAGATTATGGACTTCCATGATCGGTGATGACTTTGCGTGGTACTTTGCTATCACCAAAGTCAGACATTATGTGGGTGAAGATACTACAAATGAATTATCTAACGATCACCCACATAATTGTCAACTTTGTCATAGTTTTCATGCAGATGATACTATAACTAGTAAACACTGGCATTTAACTGAAGGTATTAGAGATAAACTACAAGCGAGCGCATATTTGAGAGTAAAAGCAAATATGACTATGGCCACTCATGTGCCTTTAGAAACAAAAATGCATGTTGATTTTGGAGATGTAACTGGATTTAAAACTGCAATCTATTACGTTAATTCAAATGATGGATATACTAAATTTGAAACAGGCGAAATAGTAGAATCTGTAGGAAATAGATTAGTTATATTTGATGGGACAACTAAACACTGCGGAAGTACACATACCAATCAAAAATATAGAATCGTTATAAACTTTAATTATTTTTCTAATATCATACCAAACTTTCAATATCCAGAAATAGCTCCGTATTAGTAATCCCAGATATAATAGGGATATATAACTACACACTTCTCTAAATACAGCTGCCTTGTTTCTATCATATGGGTGGTTCAAAACCAGCTAAGGTAGAAGATAAGGACCATGATGAAGATAAGAGTGAAGTTCTTGGTAATCTGGTGAAAGTAGTCGTACTTATTTGGTCCGCATCTCTTCTCACGTTTAGCTACGTCAGACTTCCAAACGGTCAAAAAATTCTTGATTTTGACCCTACCTTCATTGCATCAGTGTTCTCCGGCTCTTTGGCGGCTTTCGGACTTTCTCCTGCTAAGGCAGGTGGAAATGGAAACGGAAAAACCGCAGCCAAGAAACAGGAAGACACTGCCCCTCCAGTTCAATCTGCTATCGAACCAAAGGATAGACCAAAACAATAACCCAGGGGGTTATCATGAAAAAGGTTAACACGTTCGTACTGTCGATTACTATTGCGATTATAGACTATCTCTATAGAGGTAGACACTTTCAACGTTTTTGGGTGCTTGAGGAGGTTGCTCGAGCACCCTATTTTGCGTTTTTGAGTGTCTTACATTTAAGGGAATCTCTAGGTTTGCGTGGTCAATGGCACGTATACTTAATGAAAGAACACTTCGAGCAATCAGTCAATGAAACCGAACATCTTGAATTTATGGAAAGTCGGGGCGGTAGTGCTTATTGGGTGGATCGCTTTGTCGCCAGACACCTCGTACTTGTCTATTATTGGATCAATGTGGTTTATTATTGGTTGGCTCCTATGTCTGCATATCATTTGTCATACGAAATAGAAATGCACGCTGCTGAAACATATGCAAAGTATCTTGCATATGAAGATTATAATGATAAGGATATTTGGAGAATCATGAATGATGAGATCCAACATTTCCAAGAACTTGCAGAAGCGATGAGGATCATTGATCCCGATCACTTAACTGTAAGAGAAAAAGATTGTGAACCATTTCCACCAGATGTAAGTGACCTAGTAGTAAAAGAGGAGGTTATGAAATGACAACATTTTTCATAATTCTTTTCATTTCCTTGTTAGTATCTGGTATGCAATTAACATGGCCAGGGAGATACCGAGGTTGATATGAAAAAAGAAACTGAGGAAGAAAGAAAAAAACGAATAGAGGAGATCTCAAAACATCTTCATCCACATGATGATGAACCAGATCCTACTGCGTATATGGGGAACTATAATTTTCCTCAGATGCTTTTTGCTTTCTGCCTTGGTTTCGTAACAATGTTTGTGTTATCAGTCAACGAAATCAACAACTTTAAGGGATGTCCACTCCCTGAATATTTTTTAAACGAAGGTAAAATCAAATGAGTCAATTCTGTTTCACGGATCTCAGTGATCAGCAACGTCGTCTCCTAATTGATGCAGTATGGATGCGTCAAAGACAATACATCGCAGGAGATAGAATGTTCCGAGAGTATGGAAAGATGCTCGACGATCTCCGTGAGGGGTTTGAAGATTATGTTCCTGGACAGTATAGATGAGTAGACTTGTTATATTCGGTGCGACAGGAGATCTTTGTCGCCGTAAATTGATTCCAGCATTACATAAACTTTGGGAGAAAAAATTACTCCCAAGTGATTTTGTGGTTACTGGGTGTGCAAGGAGAGAACCAACTAGAGATCAATGGATTGCATCTCTTGGTGGAGATTATCCTGAAGAATTTTTACATCTTCTAGACTATCAATCTGCAGATTTGTCTAGAGTAGATACTTTGAAGAATCTAAAACCAGCACCAGAAACAGTATCTAGTGTTATTGAAGATACTACTTATTTTCTGTCAGTGCCACCAGAGAGATATGCAGATGCAATCCAAAATCTCAAAGAAGCAGGACTTGTAGATGATCAAGAAAGATCCAGAGTTATTATTGAGAAACCTTTTGGGACCGATTATAAATCTGCTGATAGTTTACAGTCAGTGGTGGGCAGATGTTTACGCGAAAAACAAGTATATCGCATTGACCATTATCTTGGTAAAGATACTGTTAATAATATCCTTGCCACTAGGTTTAGCAATATACTTCTTGAACCACTTTGGAACAGGAATTACGTAGAGGAAGTTCAAATCTATGCAACCGAAACTATTGGTTGTGAAGGTAGATCTCAATACTACGAAACTGCAGGTGCAGTCAGAGATATGTTACAGAACCATATGCTTCAGGTTCTTGCATTGATTGCGATGGAAGCGCCATGTAAAATGGACGCTAAAGAAATTCGTAGAGAGAAGACAAAGGTTCTTGCTGCATCCAGATTGGGCACTAAACTAATCTGTGGTCAGTACAATGGATATAGAGATGAAGAGGGTGTAGATCCTGAATCAAGCACTCCAACCTTTGTTGCGGGTGATTTGTATATTGATAACTGGAGATGGGAGGGTGTTCCATTTCACTTCATGACTGGTAAGAAAATGCCTTATCAGTGTGTTGAAGTAGTTGTTAAACTCAAGGCTCCACCACAACAATTATTTGAAGGTCATGAATACAATGACCGTATCGTGATGAGACTTCAACCACATCCACACTTCGATATCAGAATTGATATGAAGGCGCCAGGATTTAAAAATGATGTAGAGACCGCAACTCTTACACATCGTTATCCTGATTGGTTGGGAGTTGACGGGTATGAAAAACTACTGTATGATGCTGTACAAGGAAACCAATCCAACTTCGTTCACTCCGAAGAAGTATTAGAATCCTGGAGAATCGTTGATGATCTTCTCTGCACTGGAGATAAGTGCCCTATCATGACTATTCCTTATTTGTATGATTATGGTTCTTGGGGCCCTCAACAAAAAACAGATTCAATTACTAATTGGGATTATCCCGCATGACACCCACTATTGACCCGACAGATCCAAGGTACTTTCTACAAACCTCGGATGAACCATATGATAGACATCAATACGTTCTATCATACAATGGAGAAAAAGAATTACTATTTGATGATTACGATCACTTGAGAGCTTATTGGTTTGAAGTAGTTCGTAATTTTACTGGGTGTACAGTACAAGTTTTAGATATCAAAAAGAACAAGAAAAAGTCGAAGTCGAAAGGAGGATTCAAATGAAAGTTGGAATGATTGGACTCGGACGGATGGGAGAAGGTATGTCTCGCCGTCTTATCGCAGCAGGACACGAAGTACATGGGTATCGTAACAATGTTAAAAAAGCTGAAGAACAATATGAAAAGGGTTATATCAGTGGATATACCACTTCTTTGGAAAGCCTTGTTCAAGTAGTAAAAACAGGTGTTGGAACCCTTACACAGGAAGAGTCAAAATCTCCTGGAGTCTATATGATGGTAGTACCAGCAGAAACAGTAGAGGAGACACTCGATGAGTTACTATCATTTTGTGTGGAAGGCGATATTATTATTGATCATGGCAATAGCAATTTTAAGGACTCTCGACGGAGAGCAGAAAGGCTTGCTAAACTTGGCATCCAATATCTTGACTGTGGTACTAGTGGTGGTGTTTACGGCTTGGAGCGTGGATACTGTCTTATGGTTGGTGGTGCAGATTCTGCAGTATCCACCTGCCGTCCACTCTTTGATGCACTCA